CGGATGCGGCCATCGAGCGCGCCCGCCGCCTTTTTTCGTTCGAGTGCCTGCTTGAGTGCCCGGTACTGGCGCAGCCGCTCACCGTCCGTCAGCTCGCGCGCCGTGGCGTTGGAGGTTATCAGCGCGATCAAGTCGTCATCCTCGCCCTGACTCTGGCGGATAACGCAGGGCAGGACCTCAAACCCGGCCACGCCCTCGGCAGTCAGGGCCCGGCAAGCTGTCCAGCGCCGGTGGCCGGCCAGCAGCATATACTTCCCGGCCCGGGCGGGCAGAACCTCCAGCGGGCTGCGCAGGCCGCGCTCGGCAATGTCGGCTTTGAGCATCGATACATCTCCGATCTCGTAGATGCTATTTTCCGGGTTCGGCTCGATGTCTGCCGCCGGCAGCATGACGACCTGCATTTTCTGCCCCGCCGGGGCGTTGGCTTTTGTGCTGCCGAGAATGTCGTTGATAGAAAACCCCTTGCTCATCGCTCAGCCCTCCTTGTGCGTGTCCATCTTGGACACGGCCTCATCGACCTCATCTGCCAGGCATCCGTAGTCCAGCGCTGCCGAGCAGTCCGGCTTGTACACCCGCAGCGGCTCGTGCGCGCTCTTGGCCTCGCTGACCTTGACCGTGTACCGGATAACGGTGTGCAGCATCTCAATGCCCGCCTCGTTGAGCTGGTGAACGACCTCGCCCGCGTACCGTGTGCGGCGGTACTTTGTCATCAGCGCGCCCATCACCTTGAGGTGCGGGTTGTAGTACATCTGCACCTGTTCGATCTGGTCGATGATCTCCCGCATTCCATCGCAAGCCCACTCATCGCAGTCTACCGGGATGATGACCCAGTCCGCAGCCGTCAGCGCGTTGATGCTGCCCATGTCCAGATCCGGCGGGCAGTCCATCAGGCAGTAGTCGTATTTGCCCTCCACCGGCTCCAGACAGTTCCGTAGGTAGAACTGCCGCGGGCCGGTATCCTGAATCATCTCGCGGTTGGCCTTGAGCATCCGCATGTCGCAGGGGAGAAGGGCAACCGCCGGGATCGCCGTCTCCACAATGGCGTCCCTCACCATGGCCACGCCCAGCAGCACAGACGACACGCAGGGCCTGTCGTAGTCGGCCACGCCAAAGAACTTGCTCGTGTTGCCCTGCTTATCGAGGTCCACCACCAGAACGCTCTTGCTCTTGGCGGCCAGCTCGGCGGCCAGGTTACAGGCGGTGACGGATTTCCCGACGCCGCCCTTCAAGTTGATAATTGCAATGCTGATCATAGTAATCCTCCTGTCCCGCCGGGGCGGCGGGTGTTATTGCGGCCAGTTCATCTGGTCGATTTCTTCATAGTCCTCTTTCGGGGTCGGCTGCCATTGATGGTATTGGGGCTGCCATCTCATGGACACAACGCCCGTCGGCCCCTCGCGGTTCTTGGCGTACATGACGGCGGTATCCTGATAGGCGTCCTCGCCGCGCAGCTCCTTGCTGTCCTCGGTGCGCCTGTTCTCCACAAAAATCGCGCTGTTGGCGTCCTGCTCGATCGTGCCGGAGCCGCGCAGATCCTCCAAATTGCAGAAGCGGCCCTCATTGCCTTTTACGCCGGAACGGTTGATCTGGCACAGCTCCACAACCACGATGCCCATCTTCATGGCGGCCACCTTCAGCCGCCGGGTGATCTCGCTGACGCGCTGGTACTCGGTCTGGCGCGGGTCGGTGGGACTTAACAGGCCGATGTGGTCGATGAACGCGATGTCCGGCTTGTACTGCATGAGCTTGGCCTCCAACCCGTCAATCGTCAGGTTGCTGTCGGCGTCCAGCATCATGTTGTGATGCTGGCGCAGCCGGGCGGCGGCATTGTTGATGATCTCCCGCTCACGCGGGGCCAGGCTCTTGTTGGTGAGCTTGCCGGAGTCGATGCGCGCAACCTTGGACAGGATCCTGTCCATCAGTGCCTCCGCCGTCTCCTCCAGCGTGAGGTAGTAGACCTTGTACCGCTTCGAGAGCCGGGCCGCCAGATTCAGCGAGAAATCCGTCTTGCCGCACCCGGGGCGCCCGGCCACAACGCAGACGCGCTGCCGACCAAAGACGCCGTACCGGTCCAGCTCCGGCCAGCCCAGTTTCAGGCTGTCGTCCGGCTCATCCAGCCGGGCCAGCGCGGAATCCAGCACCGCGTCAAAGTCCCGGGCCGTGCTGTCGGTCTGGGTGCTGCGGATGGCATCCTGCACCGCCAGCGTGCGGCGCAGCTGGCGGCAGACGCCGTCGCTGTCCATGGCATCCTTGGCCATGCACTTCATCAGATCGCCCTGCAAAAGCGAGTAGCGGTAGTCCTCCAGAATTTGCGCCGCGTAGCTGCCGACGTTGGAGACGCTGGGGCAGGTCTCGGCCATTGCCACAACGCCGGGCCTGATCTCATCCGCCGGGCGGCCCGCCGATGCCCGGTTGATGACCGTGATGACATCCACCGGCTCCCCGGCCATGGTGAGCTGCTGCACCGCGCTGAACACCGCGCGGCTCACGCCCTCGTCGAACATCCCGGGCACCAGCTTGATGATGTACTCCCGTGCGCGGACCGGGTCCATGAGCGCCGCGCCCAGGAACGCCCGCTGCGTCTGCTGCTGTCGGCTTATAGTTGCACGTTCCATTCAAAAGCCTCACAAAAAATCAAGTATGTCGGTGTCCGGCCCGATCTCCCGCGGGCGGTCCTCCGTGCTGGCAGGGCGCTGGGTGGGGACGGCATCCACAAAATCGTCCTTCAGGGCGAACAGCCCCTCCCATCCGCGCAGGATGCTCTGCTCGAGCACGGCGGCCATGTAGCCGTAGCGGTCACGCACGCCCGCCTCGTCGGCCAGCTGGTTGAGCTTGTTGCAGGCCAGCGACGCGGCGTTGACGGTCAGCGGATGCTTGCCCGCGGCCCGGGACTCCTCAAATGCGAGCAGGGCCTCCGTCAGCCGTTCATTTCCCGGGAAGGCATTCCTGAAAATATCGGAAACACTCGCGCGCGCGCCCGCCCGCGTATTGTTCTCTCTTGTATTGTTATTCTTGTATTGTTCTAGGCGACATTTTTGTCGGGGGGTAGGCGACATTTTTGTCGGGGTGGGTGCGACATTTTTGTCGCCCGCCGACACTGGGTGTCGCTCACCGACATTTTTGTCGGCCTCTGTTTCCGGGGCTCCCTCATGCGGCGCATCCGGCAGCGGAGAGATGCGCCGCTGCATTGCGGCACCGTCCCGGACATTGGTCACGGCCACATAGCCCAGCTCCTGCAGGTGCTTCACCCAGCGCTGCACGGTGCGGTCACTCGTGTCGTACAGCTCGCTGAAATAGCCGTTGCCGGCGTAGCAGTACCCGCACTGGTCGGACAGGGCGGTGATCTCTGCAAAGAAAACCTTCTCGGACGCACTGAGCCGCCTGTCATACCGTACCGGGGAGGGAAGAATAGCGTAAAATCCGGGTTTTTCCATAGCTTGGCCTTTCTAAAAATGGCTGACCTTAACACAGGGGTGCGCCGCGCTCTTTTCGGCGCATCCCTGCAAGGTCATTTTTCAATTTTTCAACGTTTAAAAGGGGAGGTCGCCCTCATCCTCGATCATGGCGAAGTCGTCACCCGGCCCGCGGCTGTACTCCGGTGCGGGCGCGCCCACTCTGGGCCCCTCAGTGGGAGCTGAAAGAGTCCCTGCGTTGTCCGCCTTGCTGCCGCAAAAGTTGATGTTGTTGGCCACAACCTCCAGCACGGTGCGGTTGGTGCCATCCTTGGCCGTGTAGGTTCGGCTCTGGAGCCGTCCATCCACCGCTACCATCTGGCCCTTGTGCAGCCACTTGTAGGCGAACTCCGCGGCCTTCTCCCACGCGATGACAGGTATCCAGTCCGCCTGACTCTGCCCGTTTGCGTCCCTGCGCCCGCGGTCAACGGCCAGGGTGAACGTCGCCACCTGCTTGCCCGTGTTGGTCTGCCGCAGCTCCGGGTCCCGGGCCAGGCGGCCCTGCAATGCACAGATATTCAGCATCAGATCATCACCACAACACTGCCGCGCTCCACCAGATCGGCCAGCTGCTCGCCCAGATAGGCGGCGATGTTGCGCTTGGCCTCCAACTTCCACGCACCGCCGTCGGCCTCATACAGCGCCGGGTGGCCTTCTTTGTCAAGGCGCAGCAGGAAGTCGCTGGCGGGCTGCTCGACCTCAAGGAAAGTGCGGTAGGGCTGCAGGTGGACGATGGGCTGCACCGTCTGCTGTTCCTTCAGAACCGCGCCGGTGCGGACGCTGACCTCTTGGCTGATTCCGTTGTCCACACTGGACACGCCCTGATTCACGTCGATACGGCTCAGCAGCGCCAGCAGATAGTCGCGGTCCTCGGTGACGGCGTACAGGCTCTGCAGCTCCACAACGGCCTTCTCCTGGCTCATGCTCTGGTTGACGGAAATGCTCGGCACATCGCTCACGGCCTCATACAGCGGCAGGCGGCTGAACTCTGCGTATTCTTTATGCGTGTATGTAGTGTCCACCATGACCCGCCGGGCGCTGTCCACACGCACATACAGCAGGGGCGAGTGGTTGATACCCTCGGTGCGGATCAGCTTGACAAGCGCCTCCAGCGTGTCCACCGAGTACCGTGCCGGGAATTCAACCTCCGGCTTGACCTCGACCAGATCGGCGGAGCAGAACTGATGCCCGTCGCGCGTTTCCAGGGTGAAGGGGGTCGCCAGCTCCACAATGCGGTTAATAGCGTCTTTCAAAAAGCTGTTTTCCATTGTTTTGTCCTTTCTGTGTTAATACCCGGCCCGGCCCACGCGGGCCATGGCGGGCATTGGTGCTTCGTCGCCGTCCATGTTTACCTGTCCGGGGACCTGCGGCGTCATCTCGGCCAGCAGCAGGGATCCGTCCCGCGCCTTGGTGATGCACAGGGATGTGCGCACCGGCTGGATCGGCGCGAGGGTGGTCTTTGCCTGCGCGTCCATGCCGATCTGCTGGCGGTAGTCGTCCGGTGCAAAAGTCAGCGTGATGGTGATCTTGCGCTTGGCCGTTGCGTTGGTGTTGGGGTCCATGATGTTCGCCACGACCCGCTCAACCTCATAGTCTGTGATCTCGGCAATCGCGCCCATCGCCATCTCCAGCACGCTCTTTTTGTTTACGATCTGGGGCATCACTCATCACCTCCAACTTTTACGCCCTCGCCCTGATAATGCCGCTTCATCATGATATAAGCGGCCTTCTCGGCCTCAAGGTCGTCAGGGTGTTCTCTGCGCATCCTATCGATCAGTTCATCGCGCCAGAAATGCAGAGCCGCGCACAAAAAAGGGATATCCGGGCCAGATAGTCCCGCCTCACCGTTCAGCGCCGCGAGGACGACATCCAGCGCCTCTTCATGGACGGCATCAATCTGTTTGGGGCTTACTTCTCCGCCCAGAACTTGCGTCTTAATAATGTTATCGACGCTTTGCAGCCTGGGCTTATACCATACATTCATCGTTTGCATCCTCCTAAAAACTAAATTTCTTCCCCAAACACCTCGGCGAAGCTGCCGGGGCCGTGGAGTTCATCAAAAGCAAATTGTGCCGCCTGTTCCAACTCCCGCCGGGCGGCGGGGTCAAAATGGACGCCCAGGTGCGGCTCACTGTGATGGTTGTGGCACAGCCAGACCTTGAGGCCGTACTGTTCGGACAGTTCGCGCCGCCCGCGTCCAAACAGGATGTGATGCTCCTCCAAGCCGCGCGTGGTGCGCAGATTGTAGCGCTTGCGGCACAGGTAGCACTCTTTATCGATTTGCAGTATGCTTTTTGCCATGGCGCTCCTCCAGTCCGTTGACGGCATCCACCGCCTGGCGCACATCACCAACAGGCAGCTCCACCGTCGTCCAGCGGCAGCCGCACATCATGCAGACGCGGCGGCGGTATATCCGCCGGGTCCCCTTGGCGCGGGTGTCGATGACGCGCACCTGGCTGCTGTTGCACTTAACGCAATTCATCGGCACGCCTCCAGTCCCGGTACTGCTCGGTTGTCTCGGCATCGTCCACGCCCAGCAAGCTCAACTGGTCAAAGATCCTCTCAATGAAGTCGTGCATCTGCTGGGTGGTGTAGCAGGATGTTCCCGGTGCAGCGGCCACCCGACACCGCCCGCCGGGCAGGTGCTCGATGATATGCGTCACGCGGTAGGCGCGCTTGAACTGCGGCAGGGCGCGCAGCGGCATCTCGAAGATCTCCCTCTCCACGCCGAACTCCGCCAAAAGGTCCAGATAGCACTGTTCGGCAGTCACCCCACCTGGGGTGCCGCCGTTCATTGCCAGGGCCAGCTTGTTCAGCAAGACCCACATCAGTCTGTTCTGGTCCAGCGTCCGCTTGTCCCGCACCGGCTTGATCTCGATTTCTACCATCAGGGGCTTGCCGCGGGCGCGGGCTTCCAGCTCGGTGTGCATCCGCTGGGCCTCCAGCAGGTAGCCGCAGTCCACGGTCAGACCCTCCATGCCGTCCAGGTCTGTGCGCCCGGTCGGGATGTACCACGCGGCCAGGTGGGCGATCAGTTTGCTTGCCATGTGATCACGCTCCCATCACGCTTGCGCACCCGCAGCGATGCCACGCTGCCGTCACCGTTGTAGGTGATGTCGTCCAGGGTGAGGGCATCGTCCAGAACGTAGCGCTCAATGATGTTGGTGCCGGGCTTGCCCTGGGGGACGATGTGGACCTTGCTGGCCGGGATGCGCAGCGGCGGCAGATTCAGCACGCCCGCGCCGATGCTCCAGGCGGCAGCAGCGGCCAAAAAGCTGCCGTCTGCCTCGTTGGTGGGCGCGTCGCTGCTCACGCGGTAGGTGGTGGGGCAGGGGGCGTCCTTTGTGATGTCGGCCAGGGCCACGGCGCAGTACAGATACCGCCCGCAAACGTAGTGCCGCACACTGTAGCCCGCCAGCCCGCCGGGCATACGCTCACAGCACTCCTCCAGATGGGCGCGCACGGCGTTGACATCCGGCCACAGCTTGATGCGCACGCCCTCGGCGTCCACCTCCAGGATGCTGAGCGTGACCTCGTCAGCTGTCAGCAGGGCGAGGTTTTTGGGGGTCTCATTCTTCTCCATGTTTATCCTCCATTTCCGGGCCGATGTAGGCACCGGCCTCATTGTAGTTCTTGGGGTCCGCCATCGGGCTGTCCCATCCGCACATAGCCCCGCCGTACATGGCAGCAGCCTGGGCGCGGGTGACGCCCGCCGCTTCGTTCAGTGTGTCCACAGTCTCTTGCTCCACCACACCGAACAGGGTGCGCTCCCCGCGCACGATGCGGACGATGTTGTTGGTGTAGCGGCTCCTTGCGTAGGCGTAGGCGGGCAGCCCCGCCTCATCATAGGTCATTTTCATGGCTTCGGTCTCCTTTTTCGGTTTTGGCCGCTTGTGCGGCATACCGGCGGCAAGCGTCGGGTGTTTCTTCTTCCAGTTGCACACTCTATGTCGGATCGCCTCCGGCGTCACGGTCTGGGTGTAGCCCATCATCCTGCACACGCTGCTGATCGGCGCGCCGCCGTAGTAGTACAGGATGCTTTCCAGCATCACCTCCGGCGGCACAGGGTTGTAGATGCGCTCAACAGACGGGCCGCAGGATCGCTTATTCTGAGGATGCGCCGCGCGGAAAGCGTCAAGACTGGCATAACCCAGACTTTCCAGCAGGGTGCCCTCATCAACATACAGACACTCGGCGCAGATTCTCAACTGGCGGCGGGCGTTGGTGCAGTTCCTAAGCCTGGATTGCACCCAGGCCAGATCATCCGTTGTCATCAGCAAATTTGCCTCGCCAACGCGGTGGCCGGGATGCGCTTGTCGCGCCCGGCCCCGATCCAGCCCTCAAAGTTGCGGCAGACCTTGCGCGCGGCGTAGGGGTCTGTGCCGTAAACGATGTGTGCGGCCTCGGGCACTGTCACCAGCTCGCCCGCAGCCTCATGCCGGATGCGCTCCAGCGCATCCCGGTAGCCTTGCTTTTCGCGTGCCATGCTTACCTCCTTGTAGCTTGTATCCCCGCCGGTGGCAGGGTTATTGCCGCCATCATTCTGCCGTGATAGAATAGGGGCAGAAAGGATGGGTATAGAAGATGGATATACTTACTTGGTTTCATGATCGCAGCAATATTACATTTGCTATTGCAATCATTGGTTTTGTAATATCGCTTTACAATTTTTTCCGAGCAATGTGGGATAGGCGATGTGCGTTTACAGTTGAATATATAAGTCACAATTGTACCTTAGGGCACATGGGACATACGCAATTCATCATTAGAATGAATATTCAAAATCAGACTTCGGCATCGTTGTGCATTTCACGGATGTTCTTGGTTTACGAGAACCAGACCTATGAGTTTGCTTTTCCTGCGCAGCAGGTGTGGGAGTTTACAAGTACGCATGGCAAAACTGTTACTAATAAGAAAGAAATCCTTTCTCAAGAGATGCCATTTTCAATCCATGGGCATGGTGTACAAGGAGCTTATTTCATAGCCTATCTCCCGGAAACCCTCAAAAAAGAATTGAAGAAGTCCTGCGAGTTCAAAATTGTTATCCAGACTAAGAACGCGAAAAAATCGTTCAATATAGTTGCCAATAATCCCGGAGCAGATTTGAATGAGTATGGTTACTTCCCGGTTACCGCTGGATAATTGCCGTAATGATGCCAAGGATAATTGAAGCAACACCCAAGATGAGCGTCCAGCTGTCAATTGACACGGTGCTCACCTCCTCCTTGTGAGCGTGTCCATGGTGGACACAATACTATTGTTTGAGTAGATAATCTATCGAGCAATCGAATAGCGTCGCCATTTTTTCAAGCGCACTCTGCGGGATGCTTCCATGCGCCATCCAATTATAAATCGTTTTCCTTGTTACCCCCAGCGCATTCGCGAGGTCTGCTATCGTCATGCCTTTTCTGCTACGTTCAGCATTGATATTTGGATAAGGCATCAAATTCACCCCCTATAAGACTTTTCTTGTGTAATACCCGTATTGGGTATCTGTATATTATAATATACTCATTTTGAGTAATTGTAAAGTAAAAAAGTGCCCGAAATGGGTATTCACTATTTGTGCATATTGCCCATTTCGGGTATTTTCAATTGACTATTTACTCAAAATGTGTATCATAGTTATAAGGGAAGGAGGCAACGTCATGAATAGACTGCAAGCGTTGCGTACCGAAAAAGGCATAAATATGAAAGAGGCCGCCCAGGCGCTGAGTATGCCGTACACAACGTATGTCAATTACGAAAAAGGTACTCGAGAACCGAGTTCGGAGGTCCTAATCAAATTAGCCAAGTTTTATGATACAAGTATCGATTATCTGGTCGGGAAGGTCGAACGCGTCGCACCCATCCCCGCCGGGTTCCAGCCGCTGCCGAAGCGGGACCGCATCCCGCGTGTGGGGCAGATCGCCTGCGGCACACCCATCCTCGCGGAGGAGAATGTCGAGGCCTACGATGAAGTCCCCAGCGATTGGCATGCCAATTTTACGCTGCTATGCCAGGGCGACAGCATGGAGCCAAAAATCAAAGACGGTGATGTCGTAGCCATCCACAGCCAGCCGATGGTCGAGAACGGCGAGGTCGCTGCCGTCCTGATCGATGGCGAGGCCACCCTCAAGCGCGTGTTTCTGTTCGATGACCATATCGAGCTCCGCGCCGAAAACCCCACATTTCCGACTATCCTGCGCATCGGCGAAGATATGAACACCATCACCATCGAAGGCAAGGCTGTTGGCCTCTGCCGCAAACTGTAAAGGATGTGTTTCACATGGGCCTCAGATTCCGCAAAAGTGTAAAAATCGCCCCGGGCGTGCGGCTGAACTTGAACAAGAACAGCACAAGCGTCTCGTTCGGCGGCAAGGGCGCACACTATACCGTCAGCTCCAACGGGCGTAGGACGGCATCTGTGGGTATCCCCGGCACTGGGATTTCATACAGCGCTTCTACATCATCGGGCAAGGGCGGCAAGGCAAGGGACACCGCTAAGTCATCCGGCGGCAGCAGCTCCGGCCGCGGGGACAATGACAAAAACGGCTGCCTCTGGTTGCTGCTGGGTATCGCACTCCTGCCGATTCTTCTGACTTACTGGCTGTGGACCACGGACATGTTCAAGCTCAGCAAGAAAGCCCGCGCCGGCATTATAGCAGTAATGTGGGCCGTGCTTATCATCCTCGGGATTGTTGGCGGCAATAATAAAGAGAGCACCCAACAGCCGCCGATGCCCACCGCGACAATCGCCGCCGAGACGCCACAGCCCACAGCCGCGCCGACCTCCACACCGCAACCCACCGCGACCCCGACGCCAGAACCTACAGCCACGCCGGAGCCCGCCGAGGCCAAGCCCACCATGGTCTACATCGCCAACAGCGGCACAAAATACCACCGCCTCCCGAGCTGCAGCGGCATGGAAAATCCAACCGAGGTGACACTTGAGCAGGCCGAGTCTTGGGGTTATACGCCTTGTAAACGTTGTTATTAAGTATAACAAAAAAACGCTCACAGTGCGCCAACACCGTGAGCGTATAGATCAGCGTGTCCAGAGTGGACATAATACCGACCAGCAGGGGAAGAGGCCACCCTCAAGCGCGTATATTATGACGGCAGCACCATCACATTAGTCCCTGCCAACAGTGCCTACCGGCCAAAGATGTACAGTGGGCCTGAGCTAGATAACATCCAAATCGAAGGGCTTGTCACAGGCTACACCCATTGGTTTTAGGCAAGGCCGTTGGCCTGTGCAGGGGGGTAATTATAATTCGGAATTGTGAAATTTCGGAAAAAGAATCCGTGGTTCTTGAATTTTTATAACTCATAGGTTATATTATAAGAAAGGATGTGATTCACTCTGGAACTGGTCAAAATGGATGGCTATAGCAATATTTACGGTCCTGATAATTTCTCAGATGAGTTTTGCAAGTATGTGCTGAATATGACCCCTGAACAAGTCTTTCATGCAGACGAAATCCCTAAAGCTGCAAAACGGTATGTTAAGTGGTTGCAACGCAGTCTTACCCAGTTGGACTCGCTCGGTACAGCCACAACTGCACTCAAAAATTTTGAAAAACTGCCCGGGACGGAAGATATTTACTCAGCACGGTATCCAAACAGTCAGAAGAATCCCAGAATCCTTTATTTTTACATTCAAGGTCAAAACATTGTTTTGTTGTATCCTTTTCTCGAAAAGAACTCCGGAGATTATCAGCGCGGCATCCGTGTAGCCACAACAAGAAAGATTCTTTTCCAAGCACAATGGCCTTTGGATGAGCAATAGGAGGTTCGCTATGAAAACGTCAAACGCATTGAACAGGCTGTTTGAGACTGCAATGACCCCGGCCGAAAGGAGCGCCAACCAGCAGTTAGCGCTTATTTCTGCTGCCATTGAAATGTGGCGTGCGGATCACAATATGACGCAGGCTGCTTTTGCAGAGTTTATGGGTGTCACACAGGTTATGGTTTCCAAATGGGAAAGCGGAGAATATAATTTCACTGTCAAAACTCTTTCGGAAATCAGTGCAAAAATAAATATGCCGCCGGATGTACTCTTTTCCGGTAATCTTGATTCCCACACATATGAAAGCTGTGAACCCGTGTGCAGTAAAACAAAAATCGAAAAGTTCAATCCTGCAACCACAACAGTGGCTCCGCTCTGTACTTTCGAAGTGATTCAAGGAGGTGCCGCATGATTCCTACGCATGATGTAAATGCCTCGCTCGAACTTGAGGAAAGTTTTATTTCCGAATGCAACTTTAGCAATCGTTTGATTTCGCTAGGAAGCGATGCAATTTTAACAAACAATGCTGAAATTGCCGTCAGCAATCCCTATATGAGCACGGACAACATAAAGAAACTCGGTCGCGTGCGCGTAACTGTGAGTGGAAACTTAGTTGTAGAAACAAATTCGAGTGCGCGCTGTGACTATAAAATGGTTGTCGAAGGTGTATTTTCTACAGGCAAGACAAAAGATGACGAAGAGTTTGGAAAGCTTCTGTGGATCAATGGGACTTCTGTACTTTATGGTATTGTCCGCGCAAAAATGGAAGTTATCACCTCCACTATTTTTGAAAGCGGAAAAATCACCTTGCCCCTTATCAATATGGTGGAATTTGTAAAGAAGCAGAACGAAGCCTATCTGAAACAACATAATGACAAAAAGCAGTCATAGCGTATAATCTGGTATTGACAGCGTGCCATGGTGCGGCCTAAATAATGACATGATACAGACCTCGCCGCGCCTCTCAACGATGCGTACCATGGCGGGGCCGTATTTTTTACAAATTATCAATAAAAAAAAGCCCCGCCGGGCAGGCCGGCAGGGCAGGGGATCGTCAACCGATATTCAGTTTTGCTTTCAACGCATCCTGCAGCACACCGGAAAAATTCACGTGCGCTTCTTCCGCGGCCTCGTTCAGCCATGCCGGGATGCTCAGCGTCTTTTTGACAGGCTTCTGCTGCTTTTTGTAGGCGGCCTCATCAAAGGGAATCATCGTTACAAAATCGCCGGGCTCCGTGCGGATGTCGGCAGGGCTGCTGGGCTTCGGGTAGCCCTTGCAATCCTCCAGCATCAGGCCGATGGCCTCCTGCGTCATAGCTACGGCCTCGTTCATGTCATCGCCCTGCGTAAAGCAGCCTTCTACATCGGGCACGGTAACCGAATAGCCGACTTCCTCGGGATGAAATACAGCGGGATAAAAAACGAAACGCATAAAATAGCCCCCCTTGGGGGCGGGGATCACTTTTTGATCCCCGCCAGTTTTAAAATGTTTTTCTCGGTTCCCGGTTTAAGGTCTTTCGCATGGAAGGGAACAATGGTTGTTTTGCCTGTGACCGGGTTCCTGTACTTGCGGTGCGAACCGTTGGAGCTGACATATTCAAAGCCATTGGCTTCCAGCAGCTTCACGATTTCTCTGGGCGTCATCGGCATCTTGGTTTCCCTCCGTTCTGTATATATTATATACGTATTCTACGTATTTGTCAATAGAAAATCACGTATTTTACGTATGTTTTTATAAAAAAACGCCCACGGTGCTACCAACACCGCAGGCGTTCAAGATCAGCGTGTCCAAGGTGGACACAATACCGACCAGCATCCGTATTGTACCACCTCCTGCCACGCTTGTCAAAGTGTATCGTAAGGAGGTTTTTACATGGCAAAAACGAAAAAACGCGCGGACGGCCTGATCGAGCGCTGCCGCGTTATTGATGGCAAGACCCGCCACTTCTATGGCCGCACCGCAAAGGAGGTGCAGGCCAAGCTCGACGCGGCCCTCATCGAGGCCAGCACCCGCCGGGACAGGGGAGACCCCTTCTGCGAGGTCGCAGAGGCGTTCTGGCGCGCCAAGGAGCCGTGCATCAAGTATGGCTCCCGCCGGGGCTACCGCCATAAGGTGGAGCTCGCCAAGGGCTGGTTTGAGGGGCAGGGCATGCGCGAGATCACCGGCACCGACATCAACCGCGAGCTGATGCACATGGCTGCGCAGGGCTACGCCTACAAAAGCATTGCCGGGCAGAAGTCGGTGCTCTCCCTGATCTGGCAGTATTGGTGCGCCGAGATGCACGGCGACGCGAACCCCTGCACGCTGCTCAAGCTGCCGCAGGGCCTGCCCCAGACCAAGCGGCGCGCCCCCACAGAGCGGGAGGTCGCAGATGTTAAGGCCCACCCCGAGGGCTTCGGCCTCTGCCCGGCCATCATGATGTACGCCGGCCTGCGTCTGGGCGAGGTGATGGCGCTGCAGAAGAAGGACCTCGCTGACGGCGCAATCCGCGTGTGCAAGGCCGTTGTCTGGCACAACAACTACCCCGAGCTGGAGGAGCCGAAAACCGACAGCGCCTACCGTACCGTGCCGATCCTCAAGCCCCTGCAGGATGCGCTCGGCAGCCGACTTGCCGATCTGGCCGATGATGATTTTATCTTTGGCGGCAAAAAGCCCATGACGAAGAGCCGATACCAAAACGCATGGCTGCAATACTGCATCGGCATTGGCCACGCCCACGACAGCGGCAAACGCTATAAAACCGGCAAGAAATCGAAGGACGGTGCGCCCCTGTACAAGACGATCATGGAGCCGGACTTCACCGCGCACCAGCTCCGGCACGAGTTCGCCAGCGTGTTGGTCGAATGCCAGATTAGCCCGCAGGTCGCCAAGGAGCTGATGGGCCACGCCGACATCCTGACAACCCAGCGCTGGTACGCCGAGGCCAAGGCCAGCGCCGTCTATGAAGCCACACGGATCCTCAACGCACACTTCACCGCATAAACCGCATTGGTTCGTATATTTTTCGTAAACAATCAATCTTCCACACCATAGCGCACATTGTAACAAATTCAAATCTCTCTTACTCCGCCAAATCAGCCGATATTTAACGCTAACACGTTGAATATCGGCTGATTCTTTTTATATTTTCCACCCTTTTCTGCCCGTGCCTTGCAATCCCGCGGCAAATCCGCTATACTCATTCTATACCATTTTATAAGTGAGGTGTCCGTTATGCGGTTATTTGATGTGCTCGGCCCGGTCATGACGGGGCCGTCCAGCAGCCACACGGCGGGTGCGGTGCGTATCGGCAGCACGGCGCGGCGGCTCCTGGGGGAGCAGCCTGCCGAGGCCGAGATCCTGCTTTACGGCAGCTTTGCCGCCACGGGGCGCGGCCACGGCACGGACCGGGCGCTTGTCGCCGGGCTGCTGGGCATGCAGCCGGACGATGACCGCATCCCGCACAGCTTTTCCATTGCCAAGGAGGCCGGGCTGCACTTTAAGATCGGCACCACAAACCTGCGCGGTGCGCACCCCAACACGGCGGTGCTGCGGCTGACCGGTGCGTCGGGCCGTAAGCTCGAGGTCGTCGGCGCGTCCATCGGCGGCGGGCGGATCAACATCTGCCAGATCGACGGCATCACGACGAATTTTGGCGGAGACCACAACACACTGATCGTCCACAACCAGGACACGCCCGGCCATGTGGCAGCCGTCACCACCTGTTTGAGCCAGCACGGCGTCAACATCGCCACGATGCAGCTCTACCGCTCGACGGCGGGCGGCTACGCCGTCATGGTGCTGGAGTGCGACGAGCCTATCCCGGACGAGATCGCCGGGCAGCTGGGCAGCCAGCCGGGCATCGTCAAGGTCACGATTCTAAATCTGTAAGGGGACGGGAAAGATGGCATTTTCATCCGTGCATGAGATGATCGACCTCTGCAAGGAGAGCGGCAAGCCGCTGTATGAGGTCATCCTTGAGAGCGATCTGGCCGAAAGCGGCCTGACCCGCGCCGAAAGTGAGGCCGAGATGCACCGTCTGTGGGCAGTCATGCGGGCCACCAGCGACGGCTACTGCGGCGCAGACCGCTCGATGAGCGGCTTTGCGGGCGGCGACGCGGCCAAGGTCAACGCGGCAGCGGCGCGCGGCGTGCTCTACGCCGACGGCTACTTTGCCGACGTCATGG